GGAATAATAATTATTACCAACTGCATTGCTATGAGTAAACAAACTAATGACATTGCCCGCACTATCGTATTCTACACTGATTGCTATTCCCACAACGTCTGTTGGAGCACCGTCTTGACTTTCAAATGTCTGTACCCAGATGTTGGCATCACCGCCACCACCGCCAACTGAACTAATAACTCCGTCTGTAATTGTAACAGTTGTACCGTCAACTTTTACACCACCCAATACACTTGTTGTTGCTGTGGGCAATGTATATGCGGTACCTCTAATTCCAGTTGCGGCGTCACTGTCTGTTGGATCATTTGCTTCGTTTACTTCGCCTGGATTGATAACCTTTACTGCAATAAGTTTACCTGCTACGTTTGATAACTTAACATCGCCGATATAGATAGAACCGTTAGAAACAAACAGTTCTTTCCATTTGAAATCTGGACTACCCAGTGTATAACCTGTTGTTCCATTGCTATCTACACTAGGTAGAATATCTTGATTAACTGCGCTGAGTATAGATTCTTGATCATCAAAATAAGGCAGTAAACGCCATGTGGTGGTTCCATCACCAATTTTTAATTTTTTGTTAGTAGTATCGTATCCTGGCTCTGCTAGTCCTAATACTGGGTTATTATCAAACCAGTTTTGATATGTGTCTCTTCTTAATTTAATTTGTGTTGCCATGTCTTATTATCCTTAGAACGTTGATGAAGCAGTACCGCCGTCTATTATCACTGTTAAATTTAATTTGTTGGTAGAATCATTATATACTACGTTAATCCCACTGTGAGTTCCAGTGGTTAACATTGCTGCCGCATAATCTTGCGCTAGTTCAGTTAAACTTGACACTGACAGTGTTGCGTACAATTCGTCAAAATTACCATTGATCTTACCAAAAGCAATTCGAAGTGGGTCGCCATTGCCAGCGTTTTCATTCCCCAAATTAATTATTTGTTTGCTCATTTTAATCACCCTCTACCAGTATTTAGTTTAAATAAGGCTATATGATTAACAAGCAACCATTCCAAGAACTCATAGACACCCTCAAAGATAACGGCAAATACCGTGTGTTTAACGATATTGTGCGTGAGGCGGGCAAGTTCCCCACTGCCATTTGGTACGGTCCTTATAATATTAAAAATATCGTCAACTGGTGCAGTAACGACTATTTAGGTATGGGACAGCACAAAGTTGTTTTAGATGCTATGCACACTGCACTGAATCATACAGGAGCAGGATCAGGCGGCACCCGCAACATTGGAGGTACCAGTCACTATCATGTGGCCTTAGAATACGAACTAGCATCCTTACACAAAAAGGAACGAGCACTATTATTTTCAAGTGCTTATGTGGCCAACGAATGGACTTTCATTGCTCTTGCCAAAATTATACCCAACATAGAATATATCAGCGACGAAAACAATCACAACAGCATGATTGTAGGCATAAGTCATAGTCGGGCTAAGAAAGTTGTATTCAAACACAATGACTTAGAAGACTTAGAGCAAAAACTTAAAATTAGTTTTGCACAAGGAAACACTCCTTGTATTGCCTTTGAGAGTGTTTATAGCATGGATGGAGATGTTAGTCCTATTAAAGAAATATGTAAACTTGCTAAAAAATATAAGGCTATCACCTACATTGACGAAGTACACGCTGTTGGTTTGTATGGCAAGCATGGTGGTGGCAAAGTTGAAGAGCTTGGACTAGAATCTGAAATAGATATTATAAATGGAACGCTGGGCAAGGCTTTTGGTGTACAAGGTGGCTACATTGCTGCCGACGCAATAGTATGTGATGCTATTCGTAGTGTGGCTGCTGGCTTTATCTTTACAACTTCAATGAGTCCAGTTAGTTGTGCAGGGGCACTAGCCGCAGTCAAGTATCTTAAAGAGCATGATGAAGTTAGAATGCTACATCAAGAGCGAGCACAAACACTTCGTCAAAGATTAATCAAGGCAAACATTCCAGTTATGGATTGCAGTACCACACACATTGTGCCTGTACTAGTTGGTGATGCTAAGAAAGCCAAAGCAATGAGCGACCGATTACTAAACGAATTTAATATATATGTACAGGCAATTAACTATCCAACAGTTGACGTAGGCACAGAGCGTTTGAGATTTGCTCCAACACCTTTTCATGATGATGGTATGATTGAAGATCTAGTCAACGCACTTAAAACTTTATTTTAAATGTAGTTGTTGAACCAACCTACTTTTTTGCCTTCAGCGATGCGACGATCATGTTCAGCAACAGAGCTAGGATAACGCCAAGCCCAACAAGCGACAAGTCCCATAAAAATTGCGGTACTGATAACTCCAATTGGTTTTACTCCTGTAAAGTACATAATAACTAAACTAGTTGACATCATGGCTAGCATAAAATATTTCATCTTTAAAGGAAACACACGCTTCTCACCCCAGTTGGTCAAGAATGGTCCAAACAGTTTATGGTTGTATAACCAGGCATGCATCTTTGGTGATCCTTTGGCAAAGCAGTAGGCTGCAAATACCACAAATGGGCTATAGGGTATTCCAGGAGTGATAACTCCAATATAGGCCATGCCTAAACTGATAAATCCAAGTAGTTTCCAAAATAGTTTTTTCATAAAATTAATTATTCGTTTAAGCGAGCAGTACCTTGCTCTTTTGGCATTTTCATGTTACAATGTCAAGGTAAATATTGTTTTAAGTGAGGTTTTAATGTCAGAATGTCTAATCCTAAATGCAGACTGCCAACCAGTTAGTGTACTTCCTTTGAGTACTATAAAATCGTATGTTCGTTACAGCAAGCAGAACATTTTTCTTCGGGATGATTTCAAATGCCAGTACTGCGGTACTGCGGTTAATAAAAAAACAGCAACATTGGATCATGTGTTGCCAACATCACACGGCGGAAAGAGTGTGTGGGAAAATGCCACATGTGCTTGTTCAAAATGTAATGCCAACAAGGGCAACGATAAACGCATTAAACCTAAGCGTCAACCATACAAGCCAAGTTACTGGGAGTTGGTTGAAAAGCGCAAGAAGCTGCCTTTCTATCTTGCACACCCAAGTTGGGAACAATATTTGTTATGAAACTAAGTAAGAATCCAAAGTTTTTACAGCACAAGCTACAGATTGAGGAGGCTCTAAACAGTGTTGACGAGTCTGCTCAATCTAGTGGTAGGAAGATCTACAACACCATGTTGATATCTGCTGAGCAGTTAGATTTATTATTAGATCCACGAGACGGCAATAGACTCAATCCTGCTTCTGTGAGTATTAAAAGAGATGAATTCCATAAGACGTGCAGGGATATGGGAGAATGGCTTTTAGCCAACACTCCTGATGTTAAACTTTCATGGGATTAAAGTCTGCGACTTACACGACCTTTGCTAAGATCATACGGGCTTAGTTCAATTTGAACTCTATCACCTAATAGAACCTGTATTTTATTTTGACGCATTCTTCCTGAGGTGTATGCGTTGATTGACACTTTGTTGTCAAGTACTACTTTAAATGTTGCGTTGGGGAGAACTTCAATGACTTCTCCTTCCATGACGATAACGTCTTCTTTACTCACTTTACTTCACATCTCCTTTCAGTCCATCAAGAACAAGTTGCTTTGCTCGTTTATCGAGCATCTCTCTTTCATTGGTCAAAAGTACAGGAGTCATGAGCTTAAGATATTCTGTCAGTGCCTTTACTCCTTCATCTGTCCAATGACAATAGTTGTGTCCTACACTACTATAGTAGAAGTATTTACTGTTATTCATCATTTCATGGATGCCTCCATACAAAGTATCCTTGATTGCAGTTTTATCCATCATGATTGGTTCTCTCTCAAATTTTCTCGCCAACTTCGAAGCCGCGGAAACGAAGGAATCTAGGGAATCGAAGGCTCCAAGTTTCACCATCTTGTGCTTTAGTTGCCGCATCTGCACGTACTTCAACAACTTGCCCAACAAGCGTTTCCCGAGCATCCCATAGCTCACGACGCAGATCATCACTATACCCGCCACCCACGTTAACACGGATAAATTTTCCATCATCTTCACCTTCACAAATCAATGCACCAAGATTGTTTTCGTTCTTAGTTCCTGCTGTACCCTCTTCTACACCTACAACGGTCAAGGATACTTCAATAAATGGCTTCAACTTTAGCCAAGCTACTGAGCGTTTGCACTCATAGCCTGCTTCTGGTTCCTTAAGCANNACGAACTTGCCCAACCATTGTGTCTAAATCCACTTCTTCAAAATCTAAACATTGGATGTTAGGAGCGAACTCACCAGTGGATTCTTTCCATTTGTTTAATTGTGCAATGCGATATGTTTGCGGCATATCCCATCCACCTTTTTGGAAGTTCTTCAAAGGCAAGTAGTCAAACAAATGTAGTACAGCATCGTTTGCCTGTACGTTGCTCTTACGATGTACTTGCTTCATAAGGTCTTGGAATGAACTGGACATAACTTCGCCATCAAACACAGTTGCTTCTTTTAAGTTGCCTGCGTATTTGGCAAACTGTTCTGCAATGTGTGGGAAGTTGACCAGCTCTTTGCCGTTGCGACTGTACATGTTAACAATGCCGTTTGGATGTACGATAGTAATAACACGCACACCATCTAGCTTGACTTCAATCAGCTTCTTGCCTGTTACTTTCTTTTCATGTTTGGCTGAGTCGTGTGCCAGCTGACATTCAAACAATGGAATGCCAAACTCTTTGTTCTTTAGTTTCTTTGCACAGTTATTGATTGTGCTTTCACCAAAGCCTGCTTTAAAGTCTTTGGTAAGTATGCGTTTATACCAGCCATTCCATTCATCTTGTTTGGCTGTTTTAAGACAAAGTTCAATTGCATCTCGAGCATCATGTCCTGTGAGTTCACGTTTAGCAAGTTTGTCTGCTAGGTCTTTGAACACAGTCCAAGGCAACCCTTGTCCATCTGGGCCACCATGTGTGGGCACTTTTTTAACACCAAAAGTAATAAAGGGGCTTAGGCAAAGCAATGCTCCTTCAAAGAATTCTTTATTATCCTTTTCCATCTCCGCAGAGATAATTGCTTCTTTGGCAAGACGACTGTTGTCTGCTTCTAGAGCGGCAATAATTTTGTGCATTTTGATTTTTCCTAAATAGTGTCTATGTGTGTTATTATAATGGATTTTTGAAACAATGTCAAGAGTGGTTTTACCAAAATATGATCAACTTAACCAATTGAAACACATATTGAATGTATATCGGTTAACCGTTTGATTAGTGAGTGCGTGAACTCTATGCTTGACTAAAGGATTGGCATTGTTGATTATTACCATGTTACCGCTTAATGGTTGAACTAGGGTTTCATATCTTTTTTCATTGTTAACTTCTTTGGCAAGCTCAATACAGCCGCCCCAATTATTATCCCAAGTCAGTTCTTCAGTTAGATATATCAGTATCAACATATCTGAACCATCAACTGCATCACTATGCCATGATATATCTTCTGCACCATTCCAAAGATGAACGTATTTTAGTTCAGTATTGTTTTTAAAAACTCTCAACGAACTAAAAAAATCAGAATTTATAATATGCTGAGCAATGTCTGTTATATCTGTTGGACTGTTGTCTAGTAACTCTCTACCACACTCACGTTCTATTTTGCCTTGGTAAATGCGACTGTTACTATCATTAACGATATCCTTGGCCTGATACCAGTCTGGTTTGGCTTTATATCCTGACTCATCGTTTATCCAATTAGTTGTATAAACTATTTGCCACAATTTGGTCACAATGTCAGGGGTCAACTTTGTGACTTCAAAACCCTTGTCAAAATAGTTTTCTAGATTAATCACAGTGTGATCTGCATCACTTGTAGTTCTCTAGCCTCGCCATTGACCAAACGCAATTGTTTGGTAACTTTGGTGCTATACCTAAGCTGATGAGTATTGTTGATTTGTCCTTTTTCATTGACCCAATGTAAAAAGATTTTTCCATTATCTAAAGGAACTAGAATAGCGCCTTCTCCGGCATCTATTTCCACAGTTCCTTTTTTTGGTAGTATGATTGGCTTGTTGTGAAGTTCAGTATATAGCATACTGATATTTAATTACTGCTAAACATTCCCGCAAAAGAAATGATTACTTGCCCTTACCGTTTGGATCGCCACCAAGTGGTCCACCATATTTGGTATGTTTGATCTTGCGACCATACACTTGTTTGCCTTTTAAGACTTTGTGGTCGTGCCTTGGACGTAAGCCTCGGGCCACACATTGACTTTGGTCGCTATTACCTAGGTGCTTAGGACTTTTACAAGTGTGTGCCGCTACCCAACGTTCTTCTAGCTCTTGATCAGTAAATTCGTTTAATCTCATAATATTAATTATCTCACAGCAAGACTACGACTTAGCTCAAAGAAATTTGCGCCATCAATAGTGTAAAATTTAAATATGTCCTTGTGTCCTACAGTTGTGGACAATGTAGGAGGTGTCCCACCGGCAAACTTAATTGCGGTATTACTGTTACTAAAGTTACCGCCTGAACCAATACCATTATGAAATACCACAGTCACTTCAAAGTATTGTCCGCTTGCAGGAACGTTAGTAAATGACAGTGACGAAATGTTTGTACTTCTATTAACTTCGTGGAAGCTGGCTACTGAACAGTTAAAGGTCACGTCTCCAAGACCACCAATTGCAATTCTAGTACCACCAGCGGCACCAGCTGGATTAGTTGCCTTAGTAATATACTTGAATAAAGGTGTAGAAGAAGTTGTTATTTCCTGTGCTGTTTTCAAGTGGAAGGTAGTGTTACCATCAGCTTGAGGAGTCCAAACAATACTTGGGCTAGTATAAAAAGCAAGGTTAAGGTCACCTGCACTAACAGCATTTGTTCCAGCAATACCTGCGGCGCCGCCAAAGCGTAGGGCAAATTGATTATTGTTTACAGTAGGTGTTGTTGCTGATGCTGTTACGTGTCCTCGAACAGTTGCGGCACTGGCCCATTTGTTTACACTTCCTTCACGTAGACTATCAGTACTATTATTAAAAGTAAATGCACCTGTAGTGTTGTTGTAGGCAAGTAATGCTCCTGGAACTGCGCCATCTGCTGTGGTCGTTGTTAAACTTATAATCCCAGCAACTCTACTAACGCTGGCAAATCTATTAGTTGCACCATCAGCAAAGTTGTCCAAGTTAGCATTAAATGTAAACACCCCAGTTGATGTACTGTAAGTAATCGCATTGGCAATTGATACTCCAGTAGTTTGAGTTACTGCAACACCTACTGCCGCTCTTGCTCTTGAATCAAGATAGTATAAGTTAGTACCTTCTGCAATTTTAGTTGTAGTAGGCTTGTTAAAAGTAAATGCACCAGTTGCTGTATTATAAGACAATACAGTGGTGTCATCACTGCTCAATGTGATAGCAGTTCTAGATCTAGTATCTGTAAAGTATAGGTTGTTTGTACCTTCTGTGATACTATTTGTGTTTGCGTTGATTGTAAATGTTGTAACAGATGTTGCAGGATTAAACGTTGAAGTCAAAATCTGCGATGCTGACACAGTATTAAGTTGTGTTACTGAAACTGCCAGTGCTGAATTAACTCTAGTACCTGTAAAGTAATAAGGACCGGCCGCACCTTCTGCAATGTTTGATGTTTGCGCTGCCAATGTAAATTGACCAGTAGCAGTGTTATAAGTCAACAGACTACTTTGGCTAATACTAGTGTTTAGTGTAATTGCCTGTCTTACTAGTGCATCATCATAAAATCTATTTGTCACGCCTGAAGCTAGATTATCAGCACTAGCATTAAATGTATAAACACCAGTTGAAGTATTGTAACTAGCAAAGTTTGTGTTACCTGTTACGTTGATGCCCATGGCTCCACGACTACGTGCAGTTGTCCAATACTGATTAGTGCCTTCAACAATCTTATCAGTGTTTGGCATATTAAATACAATTTCACCAGTTCCTATGTTGTAACTTAAAATGTCAGTGTCGCCACTGGTTAAACTTATTGCTCCTCTTGCACGAGCAGATGTAAAATATAACCTAGTAGCCGCTGGACTTACTCTTTCTGAAATGTCATCAGTGACTAATACTACGTTGCCTTGTTTGCTGTTAACAGTTTGTACTAGTGCAACACCATCAACATATTGTTTGTTAACAGCAGTTAATGGATCTGATGCAGAGTTAATTGTATAATTTAAATTCAATGCGCCATTTATTGTTCCACCACTTGTATTCAGCTTGCCTGCAAGACTTGTACTAACAGTTTGGAAGAATAGTGTGTCACCATTAATAGCATTACCGAGAGCCTGCAATGTAGCCAATCCACTTAATGGATTTCCTGTTACAGCAAGTTTAGCTTGGTCAACATAATCTTTGTTGGCTATTTGTAATATTGGACTGCTTACTATTGGAGTTGATACTCTAGCAGTGCCTGTGAATGTTGGGCTTGCTAGTGGCGCCGCTCCAGTTATGTCGCCTACTGTCAATTGTACTGCACCTGACAAACCATTTACACTTGTTACTGCTCCACTTAGTCCAAAGCGTCCGCTTACAGGATCATAACTTAGACCTTGTCCAGCAATAACACTTAGAGTGTTTCTAACCTGCTGACTGACCACACTATAATCTAAATTATATGTATAGGTATTTGATGGGTCGCTGTATGTACTAGTAACACCAGTTGATGCTAATGCTCTAATTGTTAACGCAACTCCTGAGCCCACTGTGACATTATACCCAGGACTTACAATAAAAGATGTGGAATTGGTTACTGAAGATACTGTTACTGATCCAAGTATTCCTGTTCCAATAACTGATAATCCATTTGTAATACCTGCTGTATTGTCAACAACAAATGTTGCACTACTGGTTGTATTCGCAGTAGTATTGATAGTCAATGATGCTACACCAGTCAATGTAATACTTGTGCCAGTTGGGGCAAATATAGCAGGGCTTACTAAAAATGTTGTTCCGTTCACAACAGACTGTACAGTTACTCCAGCACCAAAACCTGCGCCTGTAACGGTCATTCCCGCTGTAATACCGCTAGTGCTTCCGACAGTCACTGTGGCAAGGCTAGTGCTTGACGCAGTTGTTGTTGCTGTTATGTTGGATGGAGTTGGATTACCATTTTGCAACATCAATGACACAGCATCCTGTGCTCGATCATTGGTGAAATACAAATTCAACCCGCCTTCTGCAAGGTCTCCTGAATTTTTTAAACCAAAGGCATCATTGAATCTAGTTGATGTCCAATAAACATTAGTAGTTCCTTCTTGTAGATCATCTGTTGTATGGTTGCTTATGTCGCTAACTGTACCGTCAATGTCTGCTATTAACACTTGATTAGCAATGTCATATTTGACTGCGCTGGCTGTTGGACTTAATACTGTTCCAGGACTTGGGTAAAACGCTAGAGCCTCTAACGTACCAGAGTTAATAATACCTACACCTGCTCCACCACCACCAGCACCAGTTGATGTGATGACTACAGAGTTACCATCATTGGTTAAGGATATGCCATCACCAGCCGCTATGTTAAAGAAGCGTAATACGCCTGCGCCAGTAACGTCATTGAACACTGCCAATGAAGTTGGGGTAGGTGGTAACATTGGTATTGCACCAGTAATAGTACCAACATAATCATTATCAATATTAACTTCGCCATTTGGTCCCGTAGTCAATGTGATACCAGCACCACCAGTAATTTTATTGAATACAAATGTTCCTGCACTATAACTGCCTAATAGATTACTACCAGTTTGGGCAGAGTTATTAGTTGCTGACAAGTTCACAGCCACGTTGACTGTTTTAGTCACAGTGTTTGGAGTTAGAGTAATACCTGAACCAGATGTGAATGTGATGTTGTTATCCACTGCATTGGTTGGTATGGCAGTTGAGTCAACTGTTACTGTATTGTATGCTTGTTTAAGTGGAGTGTCTAAATTTATCTCATTGCCACTAACACTGGTTGACATGGTAATGCCTGTACCTGAGCGTAGAGTTTTAAATTGTAAACTTGTGCCGCTAGTGGCTTTATAGACTGTTTGTACTCCTGAACTGTCTTGTACGTTTTCACCAGTATAACTGGCACTGACAATGGTGATACTAGAAGCATCAGCTGACATGCTGATATTGTTACCAGCTCTAAGAGTTTTAAATGTTAAGTTAGTACCAACCTTGGGTGCTGTTAAGCCAAAGTCTAATACGGTGTTGGCAGTGTTTACACTACTAACCACAAAGTTAGTAAGGTCATTTGGTTGGGTAAAAGATGTCCATGTAGTACCATTACTAATATATGCTTTGTCTTCCAATTGAGCATAGGCCAACATGCCTGGATAAGTTACTGCACTGGGAAATGCTGATAAACTAGCATAACTGTTTTTGTATAGTATTTTGTTTGCTTTGAACTCGTCAGCAGTTACTTCAGCATTCTTAATAGTATTAAGTAAAGGGTATCCACCTACAGTGACACCGTCATGTACTCTGAGAGTATCTAAAGTGATATCAACAGTTATTTCGCCCTCGGCGCCTGTAAACTGTTGATGATCTAGACTACTACCCCTACGAATTTTTACACTTTTAGACATTTATCGTTTCCTCTAACCAGCAAGTTGGCCATTCATTATTGTATATTTACCAAATATTATTTGACACCGTGCCAACGGCCCAGTGGACACTTGCTGAAAGGCCACACGATTAGGGCAGATATTATGCATTTGCACTGTTGACAGCGTCCGTTTTTGTTTTCAGGACACACACGGCATTGTGCTTGACGTTGATTTAGATAATATATGTTCACACCATATTTACCCAATAAAAAAGGCCCTTACGAGCCTTTTCTTTTTATATTACCAAGAACGTTTGCGCACTTCTTCGATGACCCCTACCCACTCTCTTCTGGTCTTTTTGCTCTGTTGTTCAGCAAAAGCGTTGGCTTCATCTTGTGCAATGTGTTTGTCATACATGCCTGCATTGATTAGGCTTTGTCTAACGATCCTGGTGCCGTTCTTGACATCTTTGGCAATAATTCTATATTCGGTCATCGTGATCTCCTTTGCAATATTTAGCGTCTAACCTTGCACAAATTCATGGCTAGCGATATTCTAGGCTGATCTGATTGATTAGGGTATACCCCATGACGAAGACTACTTCTAAATATTATCAGTGAGCCTTCAATTGGCTTGTAGGAAGTAGATTGATTGCTGATCTCATTGTGCGTCATAATGTCCAAGGGCATCATGTCAGGCATTAATGGACTTTCAAACTTTAGACTACCACTGCCCTCTGGTGCTGTTAAAAAGTATACTGCACTAAAATGCCACCCTGGGTGATAATGACTTTCTTGGAAATCGCCCTTGCCATACACGTTGGCCCAAGCTTCACCAATGGCAAATTGATTCATACTGCCCATCTTAAAAGCCAGTTCATTTGTTTGTTCTTCAACCCATGTGACGAAGGCCTGCACCTGTTGGCTATCAGCAGTCAAGGGGTTCCAAAGATTAAAGCTATTAGGCACATTGCCTATCCAATCTTGTGTTGTAGGATTCTTACCCACGTGAGATAAAACCAGTGGTTCAAGTATGTGTTTGAGTTCTTGATGCTGGGGGTATTCTGCATCAAATATTGCTGTGGGGAACCAAAGTGTAAGCATGCCTAAAGTCTCTATGATAATTAAGTATAGTTATAATTATAAAAGTTTAACGTACAATCAAATGATAAAAATATACGACAACATCTTCCCCCAGTGGTTAGAGTAACTGCTCTATGTGATTATATAAGACTAGAGCTGGTACCCCACATGGATCCCAGTGCCCAGTTCCTAGGCTTTGAACGTGTGATCATTAATGGGCAAACAGGGGGTATGGCCCCAGGCAGGCATACTGACTTTGACCATGACCCTAGGTACTGGACAGGGGTCTACTTCTTAGAGGGGCAGTCGGGAGATTTAGAACTATACCCTGAGTCAGGGGTGGAACGTGTGGAGTTTCAAAAGCATAGACTGGCGGTATTCAATAGCGGCATTGAGCATCAAGCACTGGCACCACAAGCAGGCGACTGGCGCATGACCATAGGCATCAACTGGCTCATGGAAAGCCAACTCAATCCTACTTGATCAAGTGTTGAGCTAGAACCATACAGCTGATCCAAGCCCATATGGTATTAAATCCAACCAAGGTAGGCAACAGCTTCTTGTTGGAGGCCCATATCAAGGTAAGACTAGTAAACAGGGTTAGAAAGAACAGCCACCATATTTGTATGCCAAATATAAGTCCGGGCACAATGATAAAGGCCTTGGCGGCCCACGAAGCGAACTCTACAATATTGTAATCTGTCCAGTACTCACGTGTGAACCACATGCCGTAACAATCACGGATCTTGTCCCATTTGCTGTGAGTATAAACTATACCAATTGCCACTACAAAGGCCACTTGGGCCCAAATGATTTGTTCTAAAGTCATGCTAGTAATTATACTTGATGTCAGCGGCCTGAGCAAGAGTCTGAATCAGCTCCAGCGCAATAGAAACAACAGTCGATTACGGGGCTGTCTAAAGGCCACTCCCAAGTACTGACCTTGACAGGCTAGATCCACACGATCCCAAGCCCATTCCTTATAGTGTGGACCTACGGTGTGGATTAACCAATCATCCACCATGTGCAAGCTGTCTACCCAATCCATCTGTCCTTGAGGCAACTGAGGCCATGGTGCCCAAGCACGATATTGAAACGAATGCAGTTCGGGAAGATAGTAGTCCTTCATGCTGAATATTTACGTCGACTCGATCACAACCATCTCAACTGGAACCAAGCAAGATCCTGAGGCCTTTGAAACTGGACTGCAAGTCCGCCCCCTGGGGCGTCCCGCCAGCGCCAATTAGATCCTACATTCATATCCAACCAAGATTCTATGGCAAACATGTGGTCTATCCAATCCAACTGATCCGAATCTAATTGAATGGCAGGCCATGCAACTTCGGCTACTAGTAATGATCCACTAGTCAATGTAGTCATACTGGCGCATCCTTCTAGCTGATGAATCTAGTAATAATATGATACTGGCATATCTCTCAGGTATGTATACTAAGAGTCCTCCGGGATAAGCACTAATCCAACCCTGTCTATGCTGTATATGCTTCCACATGAGTTCTAGTATATCTTCCTCTGCACAAGTAAAATAACAATGTATACGAGTAAAATCTTTTGGGCAAGTG